TAGTATGATGCTAACAAGCGAAGCTATTTTATTATCAATGATGACATTTTATTTTGGAATCAAACTATATTTATATTTTATAATATGAGCGACGTATATAAAAAACAAATCGGTGGTGATCACTATCAATCGATGAAAATTCAACCTTCAGAGTTTATTAATAAAAATAATTTGCCTTTCGCAGAAGGGAATGCTATAAAATATTTGTGCAGACACAAGCAGAAAGGACAGAAAAAAGATCTAGAAAAAGCAATTCATTATTGTCAAATGGCAATCGATAGGGATTATCCAGATAAAAAAGATTTTTTAGAAGAAGCTGAGAAAGAGAAAAAAGAATTAGAAGAATCTTATAAAGAATCAAGAAGACAAACAGAAGAACGGAGATCCAAAGAATGGATTAAAGGTTACAACAAATGGAAGAAAAATAAATGATTAAAGCTCAAACAGAATGGAACAGTCCTACTTCGTTCCCAGATTTAAAAGATCATAAATACATAGCAATTGACTTAGAGACGAGAGACCCAGGATTAAAATCACGTGGTTCTGGTGCATTAATTGGCGAAGGGGAAATTGTAGGGATAGCTGTGGCTGTTGAAGGATGGTCTGGTTATTATTCTTTTGGTCATTTAGAGCAAAATCATTTTGATGAAGTTACAGTGATAGCTTGGATTAAAGATGTTTGTGCTTTACCTGCTACAAAAATATTTCATAATGCCATGTATGATGTGTGTTGGTTAAGAGCTTATGGTGTTAAAATTAATGGACATATTGTTGATACTATGGTTATGGCAGCTTTAGTTGATGAGAATAAATTTTCTTATTCTTTAAATAGTGTTTCTTATGAATATCTAGGGGAAGTAAAAGATGAGACAGCATTAAAAGAAGCTGCATCTGACGCCGGAGTAGATCCTAAAGCTGAAATGTGGAAACTACCTGACATGTTTGTAGGTTCCTATGCCGAAAAAGATGCTGAATTAACTTTAAAACTTTTTAAAAAATTATCAACAGAAATTAAATCCCAAGATTTAACAAAAATATTTGATTTGGAAACACAATTATTTCCTGGTTTAATTGAGATGAAAATTAAGGGCGTTCGGGTGGACGTTCAAAAAGCTCATACATTAAAGAAAGAGCTAGCATCACAAGAAGAAACATTACTCCTAAAAGTAAAAAAAGAAACAGGAATAGAGCCTCAAATATGGGCAGCAAGAAGCATTGCCAAAGTTTTTGATAAACTTGGTTTAGAATACGAACAAACGAAGAAAACACAAGCACCTTCCTTTACTAAAAATTTTTTGCAAGAGCATACACATCCTTTAGTTCAATGTATAGCAAAAGCTCGAGAAACAAACAAGGCACATACAACTTTTATAGATACTATTATTAAGCATCAATATAAAGGTAGAATACACGCAGATATTAATCCGATTAGAGGTGTAGGAGGAGGAACGGTAACAGGAAGATTTTCATATTCTAATCCTAATCTCCAGCAGATTCCAGCGAGGAACAAGCAGCTAGGGCCGATGATTAGATCGTTATTTATACCTGAACATAATCATAAATGGGGTTGTTTTGATTACTCACAACAAGAACCAAGACTGGTTGTACACTACGCAGCCCTTCAACAAATGTATGGCGTCAACGAAGTCTTAGAATCATACAAAGAAGGCAACGCAGACTTTCATAGAATTGTAGCTGAGATGGCTGACATACCACGAAAACAGGCTAAGACAATTAATCTTGGATTGTTTTATGGAATGGGTAAAAATAAACTTCAAGCAGAACTTGGAGTATCAAAAGATAAAGCGGATTCTTTATTTAAAAAATATCATGGAAGAGTTCCCTTTGTTAAACAACTAATGAATTCGGTTATGAATCGTGCGCAAGAGTCAGGAAAAATTAGAACCTTACTCGGACGCTCATGTCGGTTTCCATTGTGGGAACCTGCAAGCTTTGGGATTCATAAAGCTCTTCCTCACGAACAAGCCCTCGCCGAACACGGACCTGGTATTAAAAGAGCTTATACATACAAAGCATTAAATAAGTTAATACAAGGATCAGCTGCTGATATGACTAAAAAAGCTATGTTAGATCTTTATAAAGAAGGAATTATCCCTCATATCCAGGTACATGATGAGTTGGATATTTCCGTAAAAGATGATAAAGAAGCTAAACAGATAGTACAAATAATGGAAGCCACGGTTGATCTAGAAGTCCCAAATAAGGTAGACTATGAGTCTGGCTATAACTGGGGCGATATACATTAGGAGGAAATATGGAACAAGTAAAAAAATTATGGGCATTAGCATTAGCTCATAAAAAGATTTCTATTGCAGCAGCAGTAGTAATCGTTCTAATAATCATATCAGTATAGGACTTTATGTTGGATGGCATACTTAAACGCAAACATTCCTGCGACCTACGCACAGGTCAGGAGAGAGTATCTCTATGATCTTAAGGAACACCATGGAGAAGTGGAAGACTGCTTACTTTTTGGGTTTGCATCGATTACAGGGCGCCCTATACTCTTTCACGCAATTATGGAAAACGGTGCTGTATTTTACCGTCTGCCAATCTCTGCATTCATACAAAAAGGATTTGATGTCGAGGAAGTTCCTAGGATGCGACTTGATGAGTTGGAGTTGTGGAATTGTTTTAGTTACTATCCTAGCGTTACTTCTTTTGATGTCCTAGATGGACAATCTGGGAAATTTATAGGAAAAGATAAGAAATGGTACACGGGCGCGTATCTTTTTACGGTTGACTGGGGCCATCCAGAGAGTAATATAGTTGACACCGATCATTCGGAAATTCCGCACGAACATAAGTGCGCTCACATAATGGCCTTGGAAAACGGCAATTATGCGGCTCAGCCAAACAATAGACTAATCTGGAGTATTCCATCTTTCACCGTGAAAGATGAAATACCTTTTGATTGGAAAGTACAGACGACTGAATGGAATGTAGAAGATAGTAGTAAATGGAAAACAGAAGATACTGATAAATACTTCTATGCTATTGAGGAAAAGGAAAAAACTACATCCGAACTTTTAAAAGAAGGTTTTGAGGAGGAACAAAATGAACAAATGGTGGAAAAAATTTAAGGAGTGGTTCTGGAAAGACTTTTATGGAAGGAACTAAGTGTAAGAACTGTAACTGTAATTGTCACTGTTCGTTAAAAGAGCACGGCGATATGTACGGGCTGTGTAGTTGTAGTGTGTGCGAACATGAGTTAGAAGAGTGTGAAGTATGTCAGTAGAAAAAACAGAATGTTGTAATATGCATACCAAAGAAAAAGAAAAAGCAGGTACATGTTGTCAAACAAAAAGCATTCATCAGTTATGCGTAGAAAATCCAACGCTAACCTACAGACAAGTGGAACAACTGAAGGAACAAAATGAATAAATTATATTTAGTTCTTGCATTATTATTTGCATTAAGTGCCTGCTCGGTAGGCAAAAAATGTACCTATACACAAGATGGAACGAAACTCTCATCTTATGTATGGTTTTATAGTGGTGACAAGCCAATTGATTTAGATAAAAACAATTGTAACTAGGATGAACGAAAAATTAATAACGGCACTACTCGCTATACTATTAGCGCTCGGAGGATGGACACTGCAACGTACATTCTCTCTTTCACAAGATATGGTTTTAATTAAAACTAAAGTGGAGATGATAGAAGATGAGATATCGGACTTTAAAGATCTTAAAGGCAAGAAGAAGCGCAAGAGAAAAAAGGGACAAGGAGATTAAATGGATGAAATATTTAGTATCTTGTATAATCATCGGTTTGTTATGTCTTTTTTCTGTTGGTTGTAACGGCGTAAAGCATGTTATATCAATTGAAGAACCGACAGATCATACTTCAGGAGATGATGGGGGCAAATTAAAATATAAACTCATCTTTGGAGACGTGAATCAAAAGGAATAATTATGGTTGATAAAATTATGACATTACTGGTTGGACTGCTAATCGCTTTGGGCGGTTGGTCACTTTCCAGAACTTTTGAATTATCTACGGTGCAAGCTGTACAAGAAGATAAAGTTGATAAGTTAGAACGTCATGTCGACAAACTACAAAATAAAATAGAACA